GTGCGTTCACTAAACAGCGCCATTGTTTTTGGCATCAGATAGTAAGGACAAGGCAGTAGTTGGTCGAATCTATAAAGATAGTTCAGTGTGAGATTTTGAATATTGATCAAATAAAATTCTATGCCAAGCTCGGTGCCTAATATTACAAAGCCCTGCGGCGACAGTCTCAGCCCACCGTCTTTGAGTGTATTTTGCCAAATGCAGTGCCATGCTTCTTTGAATGCATATCCTTTGTGTTCAACCACATAATCAGTTATCTGTTTTTTTAGAGTATATTGCTTCACCTTGTGTGAGAAGAAAAACTTCAAATCCGTCGGTGTTAAACTGGTCGTTTAACTTTTTTGCAAGGTTTATAGCATGCCCTGGATTACTGAATGCAACTTTTTTATATTTAGGTCCAGGATAACTGACCACTGTGTTGAGACTTTTAAGGTTGATTGGCTCGCCGTTGTAGTACACAGCCCAAAAACCTTCAGATTGAATTACTTGATCTGCTTTATAGGTGGATTGATTTAGATCTTGTAGTAGTATTTTGGGTTTTGGTCGACTCATGTATACACCTCGTGTAGTGTATTTACCAGGTGTTGCCTTTGATCTCTACCTCTACTACTTGATTTGATTCGCTTTTGCTTTGAAAATGCTGTGCGCCGGCAAGATCGCTTAATACTATGCTGATGTCTGTGCTGAGTTGTTCTGCTTCCTGCAAAGTCAAAATCAGCTGTTTTTGATTGCTAGCGCGGGCACTTTGTACTCGTTGTAAGAATTTTTTAATATGTATCATTGTTGTTTATGTAATCGCAATTGTTCTTGCATTTCTACCTGTGTCTTATACGGACCTTTGAATTGGTAGCGATGCAGTGTGATTAATTTAGGACAAAATGCTTTGGCCCAATTGTTGTTGAACTTGATAATATAGTAGCCAGCACAATAATAACTGCTGGACTTTTGTGACTTTGTAAACAGTGGTAGTTTTTTCTGCACATCATACACTGCATTGTAAGGAAACAATTTTGTAGGATATCCGTTAACGGCATGTTCGGCTTCGGACTCTGCTGGTTGTTCAGACGAGCCAGCTATAAACCGAATCGAGTACTGCTTTTTTAACTGTGATAGATTTTGGAAATTGGTTTTTTGTTTTTTGATTGTAAGTGTTAGACCGCCCTCGGTTTGTTGCAAGATACCGGTTCTTACACCGTTTTCCTCCAATATCCAAAAGTTGTCCGAAAGCTCTTTTGCTAGTATTTCCATCAGTGATTTTCCTTGTATGGCGCCTGTAGCCATTCTGCAAATGCAGTGGCCTGTTCTGACATTTTATGTAGATCGTATTTGCCACAAAATTTTAAAAATTTTGCACCCACCATTGGGTTAGACTTGACTGTGCTGGCCTGTTGAATGGTTTCGTCTATGTATTGTTTGATGTCCCCGGGCTGTGCTGTAAGATCAATCAGTTGACGATTGCGTTCATAGTCATCTAGCACTCTGTGCTCTTCGCCATTATGGTCTGTCCAACGCTGTAACATCATGTTGTTCCAATTGAATCCTTTGTTAGATCTGTCAGCGTATGCTTCTAACAGTCCTACTTTGTTTTTGGTACCTTTTTTGCGCACCCCCGGATAGGCTGAAAATACATTATCACTGGTGTCGCCTCGCATGCATTTCTCAAACAGCAGATATTGCGGATCTCCAGGATGTTTTTGATCGCCAGTTTTTTTGTCTTTTACTGGATTTCCTTTTCCATCAAAGTATCCGTCTAGTGTAATGTGTTCGTCTGTGATACCATTGTACTGTGTAACATTGTGCGCTAGTAGTTGATAATAATCGCTGTCGCTACTAATGATCACATGTTCGTCGTTTGGGTGCAGTGCAATAAATCTTGCAATCATATCATCTGCTTCGGCAATACTATTTTGTAATACTGTACAGTTGGACTTGTCTTTTAAGAAATCACAAAGATCGTCAAACGCTTCAAAAAACAAACGATCTTCTTCTTGTTCTGATTCGGTTTTTGCCATGCGTTGTGCACGACGCTGCGCCTTGTATGGAGTGTAAAAGTCTTTGCGCCAACTACGCCCTTCTAGTGCAAATACAACGTGGTCTGAGTTGTGCATTCTGTGGCATTTGTTTACAGCACCCAGTGTGATATGAATACTAAGACCAAGTTTATCCCACATGTCACTGCCGCGATGTGCAACATGTCTGCCACGGAAAAAAGTATTTGCGGCGTCTACCAGTAGATATTTCATTATAACAACTTTCTAATATAAGGGGTTAAATGTTTTGCCCACGCAATATGAGCATCCTTGCCAAAGTGAAAAGTATCTAGATGTCTTGTTTTAAAACCTTGTGACCGAAGCCAATCACAATATATGTCTTCCACAAAGCAACCGTGCCATTCTTTGTTTAAATACAGAGGAGTAAATGTATTAAAAAACAGATGCTTGATACGTCGATCAAGCAGTTCCTGGTGAAAATCAAAAATACGATTTTCCCAGTATCTTATTTTTTGCCCGTAGTGTTCTTTGTCGCAGTTTGCAATAAAATTCTTGTATCGATTGTGCAAATCTGCTGGCACACTATCAATTCCACTTCCGTTGATTTGAAAGTATTCTCCTTCGTGCAACCATTCTTCTCGTTCGGGTGTACTCCAGCCTATCAGCACAAAAATTTCACTTTTGTGTTTTTGATCTAAAAATTCTCTAGCGGTACGCAGTATTCTTTCGTTGCTAGCACTGCTGACAGCATCGGTAGCGAAGCCACAGTTTAATGCAGTGGCAATTCGCTTGCCAAAACTTACTTCAAGATTGTCTGGATGGGGCCTGTCTCTCATGGCTTTGTATCTAGGATCATCACTGGCAAAACAGTAGGTGTTGACTGCTTCTGCGCCTGCACTATGACTATCACCGTTTACATAAAGAATCATTTGACTTCTGTTCTGCCGTTGCCAATGTCGGTTTTGTCGATGTATTTGTTTGTTGCCGCATCCTGCTCGTAGGTTTCCAGCACCACGTGTCTACATACATTTCTAAACCAATTGTCTACCACATCAATTTCGGTTTGTCCTTGGAATCCTTCTTTGCGAAGTTGCTCTACAAAGTAATAATTCCAGTCAAGTTCAAAACTGCCTTCTGTGGCTTTTGTGCCAATGTCTACACCCAATACCTCTACCCATGGTTCGCCACGATGTGTAGCCAGCTCTTTGGCAGATTTGGCAGGTTGTTGTTTTTTGTTTTTTACTAGTTTGCTCCACCAGCCCACGACTATTCCTCCAGTTGTTCCCATGGCACATCTTTGTTGCCAAAGTGTCCATATGTGCATTGTTTACTATACTTGGTAAAGTTAAACAAGTCAAATCTTTTTATAATACCGTATGGTGTTAGATCAACGGAATTACACCAACGTAGAATTGCATCTGTATCACCGTCGCTGTCTACATAAACAGCCATTGGTTCCTTAACGCCAATAGCATAACTCAATTGAACAGTGCACCAATTAGCCATGCCTTTTGCTACAGCGTTTTTTGCCAACCAGCGAGCCATGTATGCTGCACTACGATCTACTTTGGAGGGATCTTTTCCGCTGAAAGCACCCCCACCGTGAGGAGCGTAACCGCCATAAGTGTCAACAATAATTTTTCTACCGGTGAGTCCTGCATCCCCATCTGGGCCACCAATAACAAACTTGCCAGTAGGATTGATGTATAGCTTAGTAATTCCTTCATTGTATAAATTTCCCAGTGTTTGCTTGATTGCTTGTTTTGCCAGTCGTTCTGCATCAAGTTCGTGCCCTTCGGTGTGTTGCGTGCTTACAACCACACTGGTTGCATGATCGGGCTGACCGTCTTTGTAGGCAATACTCACTTGGCTCTTTGAATCGGGGCCAAGTACATGCAAGTTCTGCTGGCGAATCTCTGCCAAGCATTTTAAAATTTCATGCGAGTAGTGAATGGGTGCGGGCATGTAACTGGGTGTTTGATTACAAGCATACCCAAACATTATGCCTTGATCCCCTGCTCCAAACTCATCTGTGCCCAAGCTGATGTCGCCACTTTGTTTGTGTAGGTGATTGTGCACTGTTAACTTGCGCCAGTCAAATCCTTCTTGTTCGTAACCAATCTGTTTGACCACATCTTTGACTATGTTTTCCACTTGATCTGTAGAGAGATTAAAGTTTTTCACTTCGCCTGCTACGCACACATAATTAGTTGTAACCAATGTCTCAATTCCTGCACGAGTGGTTTCGTCCCCTGCTTCAAGAGCCGCATCCAGTAATGCATCTGAAATCTGGTCTGCAATTTTATCAGGATGCCCTGCACTCACCGATTCACTGGTAAAAATATAATCTGTCATTTGTTGTTTCCTTATTATTATGTGCCCCAGCCGTTGCCGAAAATATCGACATGTAATCTAGGACTGTATCGCCAACCCTCTGACATTGCTAGATGGGCTACGTTTTTGGCGTTTGCTTGATATTCCTCAGCGCACCCGCCAACGGGCATAATATATACTGGTGCACGTACTCCTGCAAGCGCATATTGGGTAACAGCTTGACGAACTTCCTCCAGATCGGCCTGATCACCAACCACAAACTTAAAATAGAGGTTGCTGTTAGGAATGTTAGAATATTCCACTGCAATTTCAGGCCTAATAGCAGAATCCCAAGATTCTCCCGAAACACTGAGTTTTGGGCTACAAGAAAAAGTCCATGTAATCTGCTTTTGAGTTTCGAGGAATTCACGGAAAGGTCCGCGTAGCTGTTGAGTTGTATTTGTCTCAAAAGTGACATTTTTTAAATCCTTCATTTTAGGGTGGCCGAACAGATCTGCGTACAATCTTTGCCATCCTAGTAGAGGTTCCCCTCCTGTTAAAATAAGATGTATGTCTTGCCCGTTGTCTAGTGTCCAACTGCCGTTTGGTGTTAACTCCAGTAATCGATCTACTACTTCATCAAGTTCACTATCAGTAGCAAGGTGCTTAAACCTAGGATCCCAACTAGCGTAGCTGTCGCATCCGGTGCGTACAAGAGGTAGTTCCTCAAATGTTGTATAATCTGTTGCAATGACATTTTTATATTCCTCACTTAATTGGCCTTTGGGCATGCCAAAACCTTCGCATTTAAAATTGCAGCCAAATGTACGCAGGAATACACTAGGCACGCCTACAAACTGTCCTTCGCCTTGCACACTATAAAATGCTTCTGTGTATCTTAACTTTGGCATTATTTTTCTAGCCTTGCTAATGCATCTTGCGGTGACTCCCAGTCCCATTCAGGAATCATTGGCAATGTCTTGTCCTTTGCCATTTTACGCTGTGCGTCAGTTTTAGCAGTTTCCTCATCAACTTCGCACATAGCATCGTTGCGATCATGCTCGTACACACGCACTCGCTCTACATAACAACGACCTTGTGTGATCTTGTAAATGTAGTGATTAACATGTTCCCAGATAAACAAACTGCTCATTTCCATGCTTACGCCACTGGGCAATACACGTAATGTGCCCAATAGGCCATTTGTTTCGATGTGATCACTGCCGCGAAGTTGCTCCAATCGCGGATCGTCTGCTGGAAGAACAGTAACATGATCAAAATAGTATTCTAAAAACTCCTTCACAGGCTTTAGCCCGCCAAACGGAACAATCCATCCATGCTCGTCTGGTTCACCTGCAAATGTAAATTCTACACTGCGATCATATCCGTGAATTTGGGCACAATGTCCAGGTGATCCATCTTCTTTGATATCAAACCACTGTGCATGCCCACAAGGTAGATACTTGTATACTTTGGTTGACTTAATCTTAATACTCATCTCTTGCCTCCGTTGAGTAAGTTTGATGACGCAGAATTTTTAAAGTGGGTTGATGTCGAGACCACTGTGTATAATAGAGTATTATACACGGTATACGAGGATTTGTAAAGTTATTTATCACAGATCTGTATTGCAAGAACACTGCGAAGCTCCCCGCAGTTTCTTGTAGGAGCACGGCCAACATGCGGGTACTTGCTGTTGAAAATTACAGCAGTGCCCGGTTTTGGTAAAACTGATGTGGTACTGTCTTCAAAAATAAAAGTTTCTCCGCCCCAGTTATGATCCCAGCGTTTGTTGAGATACAAAACACAGGTGATGTGATCATCGTCAGGATGATCTATGTGCACATCCCCATCTAATCCATAGGTGTTGCCTGCAATCATTACTCTTAGTATTTTTTTGTTCGGATAAAGATCCAACAATTGTTTTACAAGTTCTTTTACGCTTGTAACACAAATATCTTTGAATCGTGATGCATATAGATCATATAAATTGATAAACCACATAGGATATGCAGTGTTTTCGTTGCTTTTCTGACCAAATCTCCACAACGGTTGATTTATAAGTTCTCGATTTATTTGTTCCAACTGTTGTTCAGTTGCAAAATTATCTATAATTTGACTCATTGTTCTTTGATAGTGCCGCAACAGCCTCGGTTTGAACATCTAATAACAATTCTCGAATCATGTCTTGTCTGAGACTGTTGAAGCCACGATCTATTTGCCATTTGTGAAGTTCCAACACATTGTCTAACTTATCTTTGAGATCTTGTACAATTTTTTCACTGATCATTTTCAGAATCCTTTTTATCGCTAATACTCCACGTGCCGTCTTTGTTATCATGCCAGTATAGCACAGTGCCTTCTTTCCAGCCCATTTCTTCCAACAAACTTTCTGGAAAAGGCAAGATTAAATTGCCCTCGTTGTCCTCTTCGAGGTTTGCAACATAATTTTTATCATTCATACTTGCCTACGGCCTCCCATGGATACACAAGCCAAACGTCCTTTTCTGCTTTGTTAACTTCGTGGGCATAGTAACTAACCAAATCAAACTCTGAACTCAAATTTTCTGTGATCACAGCAAACCGCACGTTGCGTCCCCATACACTGTTCCATGCTTCTAGTTCATGTGGTAAACAACTGCTTTCCCAATCATTTTTAATCCAGTTGAATGTAGCGCCTGTGTCGTTGATATCATCAACGATTAGAATATTTTTGCGTTGCTTTATGTCCCAACGACAGCCTGTTACGCCACTTTCTTCTGTATAGTTATAACCAAACGCATCTTCGCTCATCCAGCAATTGGTCTCACTGCCGTGTCCGCTTTTATTGTCGCGAAGACTAACTTTAAGTGCTTCGCCGCCAACATCCAACATGTTGCTGATAATAGTAGCAGGAACATTACCACCTCTGGTTATACCTACAACGTAGTCAGGAATCCACGCATCTTTGTGCATCTGAGTACAGATATCCATGCATGCTGTTTCTATGTCTTGCCAACTGTAGTAGTGTTTTTCTATCATAGTGCCTCCTTTGATCTAATGGAAAAATATTCTTCGTGATCTATCCACTGTCCTTGTCGCACAAATCCCCAGTTTCTTTTTTTGCTGAAAGGCATAAAAAGAGTCCATGCTGTGATGTCTGGATCTAACTCTATACGATGCAAACTTTGCGGACTGCTTACTCTAAAATGCCCAGGCCCCCGCCACTTTGCCACAGGAATACCATTTACTGATACCCATTCCCAGTAGCCACCTCTAAGAATAAAAGTAAAATATCCCCATGGGTGATCATGGAGGTCATCCGGGTCGCTTTTTAAAAACTTGTGCAAAAATACATTAAATGGAAAATTATTCCTATCCTTGATAAACAGATAATAGCGTTCCAAGTAAGGCTCTTTGCCTGTTCTGTCAAGTATCACTCGATGTCTGTTTAGTCGTTGCATTAATGTTTTAAACATCACCACTCCGTTTGATAGTATCGATCATGTGTTTTTGTTCTATCAAGTCTTCCAAACTGGGCAACGATTCTAGCTTGTGTTTCACTTCAGGACTGTCGCACAATGCTTGTTCTACCATTTCTACTCGGGTAATAATAGCATCCAGTTTATCGTCTATACGTTCCAGTGTTTCGGCAACTTTTATTTCTTTGCCTGCGCCTCTGTGTATGGTAACATCATTTGGCTGATCCAGTATATCTGTTAGTGTAAACGAATAGTCACTGTGATCGAACCAACCACTACCGCTCATGTTATCGTCTGAAAAAGACAAATCTAGGGCAGAATCATCTGCTCCTAGATCTAGTGTGATTGTGTCCTCTGTGTTGTTACTACAGTCCTCGCTGAGCACTATAATGTTAAAAGGATCATAATGGTGATTAGAATTTGAACTCATATTCCACGCCGTATTCCACAACATCTTGATCTGTGCCGGCATAGTTGACCCTATTCTCAACGTATGCACCAAGGTTGTGATTGTCTGTATTATAACTTAAACTTACACCAAAGTCAACTTCGGTATAGCCACTGCTGAGATTTGCTGTTTGTCGCTGAGTGATTACCTTGCCGTCTATGGTGCGTGCAACTGGAACATCTAAATTAAGATCCCCGCTTACAATCCGAGTAGGAATACTTGCTGTAGCACCAAACACATAGTCGCTAACATTTTTAAACATCCCGACATGAGCTGATACGCTTGTCACGTTGTTGACTTCAGAAACTAAACTACTGTCTGCACCGGCATTGTTAATGCTGTATCCTAATTCTGTGCGTCCGATAAAGTCAAGCCCAAACATGTTCTTAGACGCTGTGTAAGCGCCGTACACAGTACGAGTATGATCATCTAATGCAAATACTCCACTAAAATCATTGCCCAACAATTGATCTTTTTCTTGCACAAACCCAATCTCCCAACTGTTGTACTGTTTGGCAATACCAAACGAGTTTTGGTTGTGTCCTGATACTACCAAGCCCATTGCACGTTGAACACTGCCTGCTAGACTAGCAAAACTGGACGTGACCTTACCTTGACTGAGATCCTTGGCCCAACTAGCGACACGAGTATCTTCTGTAAAGTTAGCACTGCTGAGATCAACGTAGAAGTCACGTTCAAACTTGTCCAGCACCATTGTATTGCTAGCCACACTTCCTAAGTTGATGTTACCTCCGACACCGCCGCTCAACTGTGCTACGCCGCCATCGGTTCGGCCTGTTTTGGGGATTCCGGTAGCACCCACTGGTTGCGTAGCACTATCCATGTCAAGCAATCCTTGTCCGTGTACATTTTCATTGTAGTTGGGAATGTCTTTGTTTGCTGTAGTTAGTACTAATTTAGCCAAGTTTGGTGCTGTCATGTGTGGCCACATTTGATGCAACACTGCTACTGCACCTGCAACTGCCGGAGCTGCCATACTAGTTCCACTCATATGATTGTAATTGTTGTTGCGCACACTGCTATAAACACTGCTCCCCGGAGCCATAATATAGAAGTCTTTGATCCTGTATGCATCGTTGCACTGTTGAACAGCATCATTCCAATCCAAGCAAACATGTCCTGCTTTATTACTGGACGGATCGATGCGATCGTTTGCCGAGTTCCAGTTGCCTACAATCAACATTCTGCCATCTAACACAAGATCGCCATTGTCGTCTGTGACTGTGGCCATTAGACCCGGGTAAGCTGCGTAGTCTAGTCCGTCGTTGCCGGCAGCCACTGTTAGTACAGTTTGATTGTTGTCTGCAGATACCCAATTTTTTGTGTCATCTACATAACCATTGTAACCGTTGGTGCTGTAGTACCAATGGTTGTTGCTGAACATACCATTGCCGTGGCTCTCAAGATTGTTTTTCCAGCCACTGTCGAAATTACTGCTGGCACTCATGTTGTAAACCACTGCTCCGTTTTGATGTGCCCAAGCAAGCCCTTGCTTGGCGTAAAAGAAACTGTAACCCGTGTTGTTGGTTACTTTGGCAATTAGCAGTTTAGCATCAGGTGCAACACCCACGGATCCGTTGTTGTTCAACTCTCCGGCTGCAATACCGGCTACATGAGTGCCATGACCGTCTAAATCACTGACATTTGAAGATCCGTCTAAGAAATTTTTAGTGCCAATTATTTGATCGTCCAATTCTGCATGATTAACGTCGGCACCTGTGTCGGCAATAGCAATAATACTGCCTTTGCCCGTCCATCCTCTGCTCCATGCAGCATCTACTTTGATTTCTGCAAGATGATCATCGCCTTTGCTGTCAGTGGCCCAAAATTCTTGCTTGCTTCTATATTCGTCTGCAGAAAGCACACCGGCAGTAGGAGTGCCTAATGCTGAATCAGAATATTCAACATCAACATATCCGTCAAAATCGTCTTCAACTTCTTGTGTATCATCCACAGATTGATTGTTCTTTATGGATACATCAGTTTGTTCAACCACAGTTTCTTTTTTAGGAGAAGCAATTATTTCTTCTGTGGTTACACGGCGAACAATTTTTGTTTTTGTACTTTCGTCGCTGTATGTTTCCTTGATTGTATCATCCCAGATAGTTTCCACTACTTCGATCTGACCGGTTGTAATTCTATATTCGGTATACTCTGCGATCACAGTATCACCGTTGGAATTTACACTTTCCTCCTCGTAGACACGAATAAGTAACTTTCTCACGTCTCCGTCTTTGACTTCGATAATTCTGCGAGCCTTCATTTCGGTACCCATAACTGTTGACTCGGTAAGCGAAACAACTGGCTCTTCAACAACTGGTTCTTCTACCACTGGCTCTTCAACAACTGGCTCTTCTACCACTGGCTCTTCTTCAACTACCACTGGCTCTTCTTCAACTACCACTGGCTCTTCAACTACCACTGGTTCTTCAACTACCACTGGCTCTTCTTCAACTACCACTGGCTCTTCAACTACCACTGGCTCTTCTTCGATAACTACTTCGCCGTCGGAGCCGGTTACTACTACTAAATTGTTTTCCTGTATGATATTATCTGCTTGTTGTTGTGATTCTACAGCAACAATTTGAGATTCGGAATAGATATAATTTTCAAATTGCCCCGGATCGGCAATAATGTTTGCTTGTGAAACATCAATAGGTTTGCCGTAGCTGATTTGTTCTACCAAGGGTTTGACTTTTTGCGATAAAAACTTAAAACTGGCCGCGGCAGTGTAATAATCACTGCTGTACAATATTTGTGCTTGTTTGATTGGATCTAGCTGATTAATAGAAGCCTGTAAAGCAGACCATGTTGACTCGAGCGCACGAATTGCTCTTGTAGCTGTGTGTGCTATTTGTTGATCAGAACCTGTGGGATTGGTCAGACTACTCAGTCGCCCAAGTGCATTTAATTGTTGTTCGAGACCGCTGATATTAGCTTGTACTTGAGAAATATTTTGGTTTAACCCGGCTTCGTTGAGAATGTTTTGCACAGGTTGAGAAATGGTGTTTGCACCAGAGTTACCTCCACTGCCGCATCCCGCCAACAGGGCTGTAGCCGAAACTGCAAGTGCTAATTTTGAATACTTCATTGATTGCTTCTCTTGTTTACTACCTACAAGTATAGTATATAGAATACAATTATTTTGTCAACCAAAAATAGCTACAAAAAGCAAAAAAGATATGAGAAGTATGATTAATATGCCAAACACTTGTAGCACAAAGTCAACTATACTTCTCATGGTATTAGGAAACAGCAACACAAGAAGTATTGCTGTTAATAAAAAAACTATCAATTAGCCTTCCAAATGTCGGCATAGTAGCCCTTGCCAGTGGTATCGCCGCCGTCGTTGTCAACTTCATTGCCGTTGTATGTAACACCCACAATAGTGTCTTCGCCGTTCAAGTATTCTACTACTTGCAAACGCAGTTTAGCAGGATCAAACTGTTCCCCATTTGTCAGATGCAGTACTCCATCGAAAAATGTGCCTTTTTCTGAGCTAAACATTTGAGCAACATACTCACTGGGTGCTTCGTCGCAACAGGAGTATTCTTGAATCTCGATGTATTCTTCGCCTGAGTTTTCATAGATTTCGTCAGCTAGTGCAGCGACTTCTTGATGTTCCAATACTGTGTCCAGTAACGTTGACTCATAATCTTCGCCGTCGACTTCGTTGATTTCAATCATGGCACTGTCATAGTCTGCGCCAAATGTATGTTCGAATTCCTCTGGCGGTTCATACCATGGACGAGCATCACCATCTTCGTCGATCATAAAATGAGCTTCATCTGGCACATCGTCGATGTAGTCGAAATCATACTCGTCGTCTTCTGAACTTACCATGTAATGCACTAGATCAGCGTCGCCGTGTTCTTCTACCACTGGTTTCCAAAAATCGTGTGCTTGTTTACTAACACTCATGTAAGAGGATTCTCCTCCGTATCCATTGATAGTGATGCGGTAATAACGATCCGGGCGTTTGATTGCTTGAATAAGTTCTTCTTGCTGTTCTACAGTTGCCACTTTATACTCCTACAGTCTGGGTAGCTAAAATCATTGTGTTGAAATATTTCTTTTCTGCGCAGTTTGTTGTTGGCTATTACACATTCTTCCGGACGCATGTAATAGTGATAGCCGATCGAAATAGTGCCTTCGATCCACGGACTATCTCTCAAGTCTCTGCCATCGTACCTGGCACGACTCAGCCATTCATATGCATCTTTGTTGTCAGTTAGTATAGCACCTCCTAAGCCAATGTCAAGAGGTTTTCCACGTCCAAAGCTCAAGCATTGAAATTGTCCTGCACGGTACATATTGGGTTCTAATCTTCTAGCACTGTCCCACACAGGCGATGGTGCCATTTGGTATTCATACTCCCAATCATAATTGCAGTATTCAAAAGGTATGTGCAACTTGTGCAGTGTTTGTGGCACACTCAAATATGTATATGCCGGAATCTCCAACGGCTCTAACCATTTCAAGTACCGCAAGCAAAGCTCAATTGCGTGGGTACATCTGTCTGTGGTCACTGCATAAGGTGCCCCAGTGAATTCTGCTAGTTTAGTTTCAAAATCAAAAATAGCATCAAATGGATCTTTGTAATTAGTTAAATCCACCGGGCATAAGTCCTGTGATCTGCAGTGTGTATCTAAAGTCGGGTCCAAGATTTGCTGCCATGTGCGGCACATCTCCTTGCCAGATTACACAGCTTCCTTTGGTGTATTCCACAAATGGTTTGCTATCTATTTCAAAAATATGACCTGGCTTCCAGTCTTCTAAAAAAACCACTGCACGATATACCATGTCGCTGGTAACGCTGTTGTGCTCGCAGTATCTGGCATATGTGTCGCTGTGATAAGGTAAAATTGTTCCAGGGTCCATTCTATAAAAGCTTGTTCCTGCTTTTTCGAATCCTAGTTCTTGTGCAATCTCAATAGCCCATTTTGGCTGATACCGTCTAAAATCTACCATCCAACCTGTATCATAGATATCCCCGTAGGTTGCGCTCCATGCTTCTGTGGTTTCTGAATCATTGAACGGTTCTTTGAAGTAATTGAGAAGTTTAAAGCTTGTGTTGTCGAACTCAGTGTTTACTCGTGAAAAAGTCCAATTGTTATTGTTCATTGTTTTTTTCCAATGTATACTGGTCTAGACACATGTCTTCCAGTGATTTAGTGACTACGTTATATTCGCTGGGTGTATCAACCACGCTCATTGGAGTATCGCCTGGTCTTCTGGGACCAATTACAACAGGAACTTTTTCTCCTGTTGCGTGTTGCATAGCTCTAACAACCTCGTGTACACTCTGGCCTTTGGTAGTGCCTAAACTTTCAAACGGTGTATTCTTTGGTCCGCCATTGATAGACGCAAGAATACTATTGCATAAATCCACCACATGAATATAATCTCGCACACAAGTGCCATCTGGCGTGTCGTAGTCGTCGCCGTTGACTGTGAGTGTGTCACGTTTTCCTGCTGCAACTTCTGCAGCCACTCTTATGAGATGAGTTGATTCGCCGTGCTGCGAAAATTCTCCGTCACTGCCGCTTACATTAAAAAATCTAAAGATAGTAAACGCAGGACAAATCTGCTTGATTACATCTTCTGCAGCTACTTTGCTTCTAGCATATGGACTGTCCATTCCCCATGCACTTGCTGTGCTGGCAAAAATAAAGTGATCTGTTTGAATTGTACTTGCTACAATAGCAGTGCCCATGATGTTTACACGGTAGAATTCAAACGGATTGATCCAACTGTCACCAACTGTACTCATGCCAGCCAAGTGAACCACAGCATCATATTTTTTGTTGCTGATGCGTTTAGGAATGGATTGTGTAACATCAAGTTCTGTAAATTTCTTCACATATGCAGATACATCATTTGATGATTCGTGAATATTTGCATCAACTGCTTCAACTTCAATATTGTTTTGATGCAAAATTTTGCACAAGTGTGCTCCAATATATCCTGTTGCACCTGTTACTAATACTTTTTTCTTGCTCATTTGTACTCTGTTCCTGAATGACTAAAATTTCTGTCTGCCACATGATCTCTGTAGCGATTACCACTTCGCAACCACTGCAATCCGTTGCCCTGCATGATATCTACCATTCGATCAATTGTGCCGTTGTTCCAGTCTGATATTTCGCCCTGCAACACGCTAGGCTCTTCTAGCCCTGCTAAAATCTTACTTACTGCATCCTCCTTGCTCCACGGAACATACAACCGACTAGCATCGTTGCCGAATGTTTCAGGGAAACTACGATATGCAGGATAAACCACATTACATCCTAGTGCGTCTGCTTCACTGACAGTGTTGCTGACCCAATCCTGTAGCGCACAATTAAACAGTACTTTACTATCATTGACTACATTGTAATAATCATTCTTCTGCAAGTTCGCCATAATAGTAAGTTTGCCGTCTGCAACCATCTGAGTGGCACGTTCCAGGTACCGTGGATTGTTGCTACGCAATGGACCACCACTCAGTACTGCAAACTCAACATCTGGACGCACTGCTTTTACCATCTCAATTACATCCATAAAGAAGTCTGGCTGTTTTTCTTGGTCAAAGCGTGCTGCAAATACCACACGGTCTTTTCTTTCGGTCCACGGTTTAATACGATTGTTTACACGACTTTGAACCTCTGTTTTGCCAAAGCTCAAACCCGAGATGTTGTAGATAGGAGCAGTCCAGCCTGCAATCTTCATATGTGCAACCATTTCTTCGTTGGTTGCAAGAATATGTACATTGGGGATTTCATTGCACATCTTTTCGTACAAACTCATCCACTTTTCCATACCCCATACATGAACAAAGTCATCTGGGTCAATTGCTTGTGCAAGACAGCGTAGATAAATTTTAGGACGCTGTTCTTCCGGTACCTGACACAAAATATAAGGCAGTGCTTCCATACCAGGCTGAAACATGTCTTCAAAAAAGATTGCATCGTCAGCAGTAATTTCACCGTTGCGATGCATCTGTACTAGATTCATCAATTGGCTCATGCCAAAATAGCTGCGACCGTGTGCGTCTAGTACTTGACCTACCGATATTGATTTGGTATTATCAATTGTTTCACCTGGTACCACAGTGTAATCAATGCCTCTGCGATTGTACACCTCTGTGCTCCAGTCTTGCAGTTGCAGTGTGTAGCGTCCTTCGTAAGGCTCTAAGCCCATGTAAAAAAGTTTTCTAAAACTCATTGTTGTGCCTTTGTTTGAATAAAATTGAGAGCAGTAACTGGTTAGTGTTTAACGGCGGTAGCCGCCCCGGGCGTCTTTGCCCCAATGGTTTGTTATTTTTTTACCATCCTTGAATCGGAGGTAGCTGCTATAAGCATAAGACTTATGTCTATACAAATCTGCCTCGTTGTAGCGATAGCCAAAACGAACACAGAACTTACGGAATTGATCAAGATCGCTAAAGATATTAGCTACTGCTTGCTTCATACACGTGTTTCCTTATTATTGAGTTACTGCTCTCAAAACTGTTAACATCCTACTTCTTCAGCGCCATTAAGCTCGTTGGTTACTGTCTCTTTAGGATAAAAAATTTCACAACCGTTTTCGTTGTCTTCTGCTACAGAAATTTTTACATCTCTGTTTGGGTATCTGGCTTTAATTTCCGCATACAAGTCGTCTGCAATCATTTCACAGCTCTTGTAATCTAGATCAAGTACTGTGGTCGAATGGTCGACTTCTTCGTACAGTCGTTGCAACCAACGTTTGAACTGTATAAACTCGATGTCGCGATCGTTGTGAAATACTTCAATCCACACACGAAAATGAAAAATATGTCTGTGTGGATATCCTAAAAAGCTCACATCGTCCCAATCGCCTGTGGCAAGTTTAGGATCTGTGTCCGCTCCGGGATATTTATGCACGCCTTCTTTGGTAAAAGAAACCCAAATGCTTCGATTCATTTTAATACCTCGTCGTTTTTGTATTCTTGCCAGTCAGTGTATTTAGATCTATCCATTAAGTTGTGTAAATTATGACACCATACACCAGGATTAGTCGCCGCAAAATCCTTGTCATCCAACTTGATCATTGTGTTGTAATTCCACTGACTGATATAAGGTAATGGAATTCTCAACTGTGGAATAAAATTATTGTGTTCAATCAAACAACTTTCTAAAAAGTCTTCTGCTTGTGCAATAGGAATATCCAATGTACACAGTATACCCTTGTGCAAAAAATGTGTGATCATAACTTCCCATCTTTCCCACTCTGCGCCAGCTGGATTGAAGCTGTGATTAGCGCCAAAGAAGATGTGTTCGCAATTGTGTTCAATGTACATTTGTTCAATGTCAGTTGTATCTTGTATTTCGGTTACAAACAGTGTACGACATCCAAACGCAGGTGTGCGTTCTACTTCGTATCCTATGAAGAAGTTGGTGTTTTCGTGTCCTTCACGATTCATTTATTTCTGCCTTTAGTGTATTAATACGTTTTAGAGTACTCTCCATTTCGTCTTTGAGTGCAAGCTTGCGCTTTTTCAATTGCTGTACGTGTTCATCTTCGTCGTATTTCTTGTACTGTTCTACAATATATGCATTTAAATCATCGTGTTGTAGTTTAACACTTTCATAGTGGCCTGTCAACTTATCTACTTGATGTTCTATACTTGACATATTATTCCTCCTCAAATAAGGCACCAAATTGGGTGCTAGCATTTACAGTTTTCTTGCCGACGTTGAGTCTAGTGCCAATCACCTGCATCCAGAATTTGCTGTGCTGATCAATCAATTCCAAACTTTTTTCTCTGTCTTGTAAACTGAAAATTTCGTCCACAAGATCTCTGTGTGTAATAGTTTCAAAACGTTCGTCAATCAGCATGTGAGGATATAGTCCAGAATCGTATTCTCTGTTGCTACGCTGTGTGCTTTCAATGTGCATCCACACATTGTGCGACATCTGTAGCGCATAACTAAAACTATCCCACGAAGTTTTGCCTTCCTTGCCTATTTTATTTAGATCACCTGGCTTGTATATACAGATATCTTGAATGCTCAAATGATCGCTAATAGGTGATTCCTCAAAACTAGGCAGTATGCCCTCGTTGATCACTACATCACCGAACTTGCGACGGTCTGTTGCATATTTTTTATCATCGGCACTTGGACTCATCATGTAACTCCATTTGCCTCTATCTTCGATTCTAATATTGTGATATATCTGACCATTTGCAGTAGCAAGAAACGGACTAGCACAATCGTATGTGATCATAAAGTTTGGATTGTGATATTTGCGCACTGCACGTTGTATGTCTGTTAGCAAACATGCCCACTCTAGTTTGCTAGTGCCTAGGAAATGCATCACATCATGCACGCCTTGTTCTAGCAAACCGTCGTGAATAAGATGTACAAGCCTGCGCAAGATCAAGTGTACATCGCACATGTTCTGACCACCCATTGCCCAGCCATCAAAGTGTGTTTCTGGGTACTTAGCAGGATCACAATAGTCTTTGAATTCTTCATACCAACTGTCAGCATCAGCATGATTGCTGCCTTGTAACACATTCAGTACTTTGAAGTTGCCACGACGGTTAGCCATATAGTATTGAGCATTGATGTGTGTTGCATCAACAGCATCTTGATAACTGTAAATACCACTGGCCGCGGCCGCTTTAGGATCTTGAAATGTCCAAGTAGGAATATCCAGCATCATACCGTAATCCATATACTCTTCCATCCACTCTACTACCAAGCGGCGTTTTTCGGCTGCCTTTGGGCAGTTGGGATTTTTCCAATCACCTTCCCATAATCCTTTGGCAATCTGGAATCCGCCCGAATCGCCCAACAACCACGAATTTTCTCTGTCACGCTGGCGCACCATGTTTTCCTTGGCTATTTCTTTGGCGGTATCAAGGTTTGCATGACCTGCTGAATACAATGCCCACTTGTACTGGAATGCGCCTTCTTGTACATTTAGAAAGTTTAGTGCTTCAACGCTGCCGAGACCAGCTGGGACCCTTGCAGGATCTACATAGTTTTCTTCACGCTGTTTGCCAATGAAAGTGGCATAAAACCCGCTTATGCTAGGCAAAAACACAGCATAGTCTTGTTGTGTTGCTGTTAGGTTTTGATTCATTACTTGCTTTGTGCAGGCAGAATGTAGTTGTATTCAGCAATACCGCTGTCTACTGTGATCTGTGCAGCACCTGCATCTGAAAACTTGATGGTAGCATCACCCGGCAACTTAAGAATACTCAGCACCGGTGCTACAGGCCAGTTCCAGCCTTTGCCCAAGTCACCGTTCACATCAGCTTCAAACACAAAGTTTCCAGCATGTGTGCTGTGATCGCCAAAGTAAAACTTCAAATCGGCGCCATCAGTTTTGGCTACAAATGTAGTTTCTTCAGAGTTGGCTTGTGCTTGAAAATGGAATCTTTGTACACTAGCAATGTTGGGTGTTACTTCAACATCCCACTGCACTCCTTTGAATTTCACAGTTTTGAGTTTTTCGTTGATGATTTCTGCACTCATAAAACGATAGTCGTTTTTAAAGTCTCCAGCAGTGTTTTCAAAATGCAAACCCACAGGCACATCTTCGCCGTTGCGTTCTTGTGTGTTCACAGAAATTTTAGCATTTTCTTTGTATTCTGGGATGTTCAGCAGAATGTTTAGTTTGTTGAGGTTAGGCATGCCAAATGTACCAACAAAATCCTCAACTGGTGTTTTGAACTTTCCTTGTACAATCACACTGCGGTCTTCGGCCATTGCATCGATGACAGTTTCTTTGTCGTTGCCTGTGACTTTGACAGTGTCGATAAATCCCAAACTGTGGGTGTGTTGTACTAGATCTAGTAGGAAATCATTCATTGATTATTTCTCCGTGTTTCTTTGAATTTTTGCAAGAGTCTGTCCTGCTCGATTGTGCTCCAGTTTGCCGGGCTTTTGTATAATAGCATAACTAAAATTAGGATAATGATCTACAAGTTCAATTATACTGAATCCTAATCCATCTGTCAAGGATTTTAGCCTGGTTTTGGTCATGTAGCACTTGAGATTTTGTTCTGCCAAGATACAACTTCCCTGTATCTCGCAATTGTTGTAGCTGAACGCCATGACGCCGCCCGGTCTCAGCAATTGGTAAAATGTTTTGAACAACTCCACCTGTACACTGTATGGCTTGAATTCAAAGTAGTTTAACGCAAAGATAAAGCCAAATTGTTGTTGCGGCAGAATTGAGAAGTCATCGTTGTTGATCACATATGGCCGCATGCGTCTTTGATATTTTTCGTTGAATCTATCCATCACTTCGTCCAGCAGTTCTTGATGCCGGTCTACTATGTACAAAGGGTCGCATCCTACCAAGTGCCGGGTCCACTCCTCCATACACGGATTAAGCTGAAGTCCAGGATAGGTCCAGTCTACATATGGTTTTATTTTTGCAGACAATTCTTTGGTGTACAGATCTGTGCCATACTGACTATTTTGATATCTAGTTTCGTCGGCATCGCCACTTTGGTAGTATTTTTCGTATGTGCGGTAACTGTCAATGAGATAGTCTTTTTCCAATTCTTTGATAAGATCGTCAAAGTCGTCGAGCACATTTTTGCTGTAGTTTCTTATGTTAAAGTAGCTTTGCTCAATGTTTTTTAACTCTTGCTCTATATGATTCACAGAGATATTTAGACCTGGATTTTTAGAGGTGTGTAATTTTCTACTCAACCCATTGGCCATTTTGCGAATTTGACTCCAGTTTATATCTAAAAAGTCATCTCTTGCACTGATAATTTTGCTTAATTTACGTTCTGCCATATTAAAACTCAAACAAACTGTCAAAAGTTGTGCTAGTATCGGTCTTTTCTTTGAGATCCCAATCTAGTTCGCCTAATAGATTGTTGACTTTTGCATCAACAATTGTTTCTGTCATTAGGTCGTCATCAAACGGTAATTCTTTAAACCAATTTGGAATATGTAATTCGTCAATTGGGTATGCTACACTGGTATAGCCCATGGGATTGTGTTTGAGCTTGCACACAATTGTTTTTTGCCCATCCATTATTTCCATGGAATATTTGTCTCCGTTCATTTCACGCAGACTATTCCAATTGAGTGCTGCTCTGACGTGGCCCGGCATGTTCACTTTGCCTTTTCTTGCTAATTCATTGCGAAACTTGGTCAAGTTGTTTACACGTTTGGGTGTGCCTTTTTCCCAACTGGGCATTTGTTTAAATTCCAGTTTAAAGTCACGGATTCGCTCTGTAACATAATCTTCACCTAGATCCATCAGTGTATCCAACAAAATACTGCTGAGAAAGTCTTGCATAAACTTTGGTGTGTCCGACCTTTTTAGGTCAAGGCCCATTGCTTTTACCTTGCCTGGCTTTCCGTCTATGTCTTTGCGCTCGCCTTCGTCATCATAAACCAGTAATGCATAGCGTTTCTTAGTGATAAACAATCCGCTTTCGGCCACAGCTTCTCGTCCACACTGCACAATTTCACCGTACTTTCTTGGACAAGCAAATGCACGTTTCATGAAGTCAGGAAAGCTCGCAGACACTTGTTCGCCAATTTGATCATACAATTGTACTACTGTGTCTTTGTCCCAGGTCATGGTGCCTGATTCAACTTCCTTGCGCACAGCCGGCCATGCACTAAAATAGCAGGAATCTGTGTTGTGTAAAAGAATATCATTGCCAAAAAAGAATGGATCGCCATCAGCAATACTTATATCGTAAACATAATCATCGTCGGTGTTAACAAGCTCTACAGATTTTACTCGTTCTCTGATAGTATCCATTTTTTGCATTCCTTTAAAATTTTATTGGGATTTTCTAAAAATTCACTTTCCCAAATAACTAAACATTTAATATTTCTTTCAGACAGTAAAAGTTTTATTTTTTGACTATCTTCTTTCCATATATCACTGGCAACCTTGTTAACAACAGAATGGTAATAATTTTCAACAAAAAATTTAGGATTGCAGTGCCAGTAATCTCCATTATATTCAATTGCTTTGTTGTTGTGCACTATATCATAAAAATTAGCTTTGTTATGGCCGTAGACGCAGTACTGTTTTGTATTGCACGAATAGTCTAAGCTAAATCCTAAATATTTTTCTAATTCATCTACAAAAAATTTTTCTGTATTGCTAACATAATTTGTAGTATGTACTCTTTCCTGCAATATTATTACTGCCGTTTCTGTATCGCAATTATATCTTTTACAAATATTTTCTATAGAGTGTGATTTTTCTTTGCAGATTTCTTTATATTTTTTTGTACCTTGTTCTTTGCCATACTTTTCTACAAAATAATCTATGGTATTTGTGTATGCTTGTCGCTCGCAATAGTTTTGCCAGCGTATTGTGCCTTCCGCTTCTCCGTGTTTTTTGATTAGATTTTTCAGTGTAACTGCTCTACTTTTGTTAAAGTCTTCAAAATCTTTATCTGTCCAGCCGTATTTTTCTTTTTTATATTCATAAGAATTAGAATATGCCTGTTTTTGTTTATATGCCTGCCACCGCAGTTTTCCTTCTTCGACTCCGTGTTTTTTAATTAGATTAGATTCAGTGACGGCTGTATTTTTTGCTAAAGCGTCATCTACAAGTTTTGCTTCCGGATAAACTTTTTTGTATTCTCTACCGTTTGCGAATCGTCCTGTGCAATTATATTTGAAATGTGTCCATTGCAATCTTGGGGCTTCAAAGCCGCATTCTAAACATTTAGGCATATGGCGATACTCCTGTTGTCATAAACTATTTATCGCCTAGGACGGTAATTAATAAATCATTTGGTTGCAATTCAGTTGGTTTAACTTCACATGTAAAACCATCTCTGTCCACAATTAGACTATGATCTTCTGTTACGATAATTTGCTTTCCAGATTCGCTTGTAACTTTATATTTTTTCTTTAAAGTTGAATGACGCATAACATACGAAATATTATAAAAGGAAGCCTGATCCTCATAACTATTGTAACCTAACACTTTATGATCATTGTTTTTAGAAGTAGGAATCGCGTATTCTTTGTTGTTATCTTGAATAACCCTATATTCGATGTTATTAAAAAGTTCTTCGATACTAATTTTGTTGCCGTTTGACAAAGTTATTAAAGTATTGCCAGTTACACTATCGCCATATATAACTGCATCGCCAACGTGATTGTATTCACCTACAATCAGTTCATTTGCATATGCATCCATGTGCTTGGCAATTTGTCTGCCAGTGAGTGTAGTTGATTGACCAATGCGCTTATCAAAGAATCTACAACCAGGGTTAAGAATAGCACCATACAAACTGTTCAAGTTAATTTTCTTGACCAGCTGTCTCTTATCCCAAAACTCTCTGTCTTCTGGTGTTTGTGCGTCTTTCTTTTTCTTCTGCAACTCCTTGCGTTCTGCATACCAACGTTCTAGCAGCCCAGGCACAACACCTTGTATATCGTAGCGGAAGATAGTGCCATTTGCACTCAACACCCATGGTTCACTGCTGAGATAGATTAGTTTATAAATCTCTGCGCCTGTTAGTGTGTCCGATTCGCCGTTTTCCCAGTCTACTGTGATAGGATGAGTGGTGTCTTGTGACATAACATATCCGTATTCTCTACTGCCAAACTCCCCCTCCCAGGCCTCAGCAAAGCTCTTTTTCTTGGCCATTCTTGACTCAACCATTTCTTCTGTGTAGTCCTGTCGGAGCTGACCAAGAATGGTTTCGGGTGCCATGTTAAGAGCACGAATCACACTAGGATATAGACTGTTCAAGTCAATACTGCCAATCCATTTGTGCATGCCTTTTTTGGGATATGCAACATAAGCACCAGCTGCGGCAGTATTTTCGCCGTGATCCTTGCGATTGGGCACCACCATGCCGCGTTCGTGTGCCTCGTTGATAATGGCTTGTTCAGTAACAGCAACTGCTCCCATGGTTGTTTGTAGCAACACTGTGTTGGCATGGGCTAGTTCATTTGCAAGGGCTAGAAATTTAAGTTTTTTGTCTAGCTTTCCTAGTAGAGCAGTATCTTGTCTGTTGTAGTCGATAAACTTTTCAAAATCGTGATTGTACAATTGATCAAGTGTACCTTCATAAGCAACTTTCTTTTCACTTAGTTCGTGCTCGCCTATGGCATCAAGGCTATAGCTGTGTCGTTCTTCGTAGGTGTATTTTCTGTACAGTTGCATATAGTCCATGTGCACTCTGCCTACTAGATCAAATGTTTCATTTTCAGCACCATATCTTTCAAAAGTGCGTTTTTTAGGAAACTGATTCCACAAACAAAACTGCCGAGTGTACTCCTTGCCCAGCACTTTGGTAATGCGATTCACTGTGTACGGAATATCATATCCTTCGCTGTTCCACCCACTTAGCACATCAGCATCTTCGATCAGTGCTAAAAAAGTTTCCAGCATGTCTTCTTCGCGGTCAAACATAAAAGTATTGCCAAATTTCTCGGCAATCTGCTGTGCTTCTTGTGCATCTACAGTTTTTGGCGGAATAGCAAGAGTTACCAATTGATCTAGCCAGTCTAGATAGACTGTAATAGCTGTGATTTTGTTGAAAGGATCACTGGGCGGCGAAAAGCCTTTGGTGGTATCAAAGTCAGCCTCAATATCAAAAAAAGCTGTTTGAAGTTCAGGGGCATCGTGGTTATAGTAATTGTTGGCAAGACATCTAAACACTGGATTGATATCACTCTCAAACAGTGCTTTTTGCCCATGAATTTTCAGTTCTTTGCGAAATTCTTTTTGTGATTTACAACGAACTTGTGTTACGGGATCTCCGTAGATACTGCGATGTTTGCCTTTGGGATCTGCATAGTAGAAAGTAAATTCTACTGGGTATTCACGAAACTCTCGTTGACCGCGAATGCGTTCCACAATGTGAATAGTGTCTCGATCTCTGTCAAAC